AGTACCTTGAAGATGGTGTGGCCATGGCCATGGACGTGGACATTTCTGGATTCGATTGCAATCAGTGCAACGAGCCTCGTATGTACGCATGCAATCTATTGTGTTCAGCTTTCGATCAATTAATGTGGTGTGATAATGACAAGACATCTGCCCGCAATCTTTTGGCCACAGTAGTTTTTCCAACAGTAAATATGTTTGGGGCAGTTCTTAAAAACCTCAGCATGTTGCCCTCGGGAGTCTACATAACACTCGTTCTGAATTCAACACAGGTCATGCAAATACTTGTCATCGATGTTTTGAGGTTTATAGACGGCATTGATGTCGCGCAACGTACTGCAGGTTTCCTTGCACAACATGCCAACGCATCTGGCTATTCAAAGTTGCGCAAGGGTGAATTGGATCCCTTAGAACATGTGTTTTTCAAAACCATGGGTGATGATACCCTAGCGTCACACAGTTCTTTCTTAAAATTTGCTGGCTGGACACCAGAGCACCTTACCGAAACAGGAAGAATGATGGGCCACACTCTGACAGCCGGGGACAAGTCACCTGTTCTAGCCCAGAAGCCCTTCCATGATTGTGAGTTTGTCAAATCCTATCCAACTTACAATCCAGATGTGATGAGAAATGTCAACGTCACGGGTCCTGAGTCATTTCTCCGTTGCTTTTATGCTAATGAGAGAGGGCCCGATTGGACCCACGCCCTGTACACTTCCGACTGTATCGAGAATGTGCTGCGCCAGTGTATGTGGTTTGGCAAAGAAGTTTTTGATGACATGAAAGAACGCTGTTCTGCGTATATCGAAGCATGTTCTCTTCCACAGCCCATGGCACTTTCGTTGACGTACCACGATTGGGTGTCCAAATACACGTCTCAGCCAGATTACGAGCCTCAGGACGACGTATTTGGCAACAGGGATCTTGGTAAGAAACTTATGTCATCGTACTCAAAGCTCCCTTTCCAGATGTCTTCTAGATTCGACGAAGAGACAGAAATGGTGGCTAATATGGATGATTCTCCTCGCATCAATGACCAGGCGGATGCCATCGGGGAATTTGATCTGCAGGAAGCACAAAGTATAGTTCCACCGACACACACAGCCGCCGTTAGCAGACTTCCCATAGTCAGCAGCACGCAAGCCAAATCATTTATGGACCGTAATTTCGTCATCGATACGTTCACGGTTCCGGAGGTTGGTGGCGCTCCTCGTGTCATTCAGCCCTATAAACTTCTCCTGGCACAAAATGGTTTGGCTGATAGGTTTCAGAACATAGCTTTTCTCTCGTCAGCCATTGAGCTTAGCTTCCATGTAATCGCGCCATCTTCGGTGTCTGCGATCATGATGGTATCTTTGATCACAGATAGTGATATTGATTCGTCTTCGTACGAAGATTTCTTCACCACCTATTGCCAGAACTCGCAAAAACCTAGTGTTTTTATACGTGCAGGTTCTGACGAGCAAATAACCACAATGAAAGTGCCATTTCATTGTCCCTATGCCGCTATAAACCCTTTCGACCAAGCCATGATAAGCACGCTACCTGTCGTGGTTGTCACATATTTGACACAGGTCGCTTGCTCATTTCCGGTCGCACCCGAGATAGTAGTGAGGGTGTACGCCAGGTTTGTGGACATGGATGCGTTTGGTGCCACTCACCATATCCAAGCGGGAGTGGGTAACATGGCCACGGGGCCACATGCATGTGAGAAATGTTTGGGCCGATTTAGACATGCGCCTGTGGCACTGTCATTTCCCACAAGTTTTTGCATGGATGATTATGAACCCATTGAAAATCCCCACCGCGCTGATTACGATGTCGTTTTCGAGAGGATCCAGCTTCTCAGCGCTGAGAACGAGCCCGTTGAAAATCTCAAGAAATTCGCAACTCTTGAAGCTTGGAATAGAGTTTGTGGGGGTCTCATGTTACCAGAGACTATCTTGGAAAAAATTGACGAAGTTGAAGTGTCCCATGCAGTCAGCTGTAGAATCGCCACATCCTTCAGGAAGAGCTTAATACATGACATTATAGCCGGTAACGGTAGCGTAACCATGCCCGGTTTGTGTTACCTAAATGGGTTCCAACGCTCAATAAGGCCTATCATATTTCTCATGTATGGCTCGTATCCCAGAATCATCCACATGGATATGGCATTCTTGCTTGAACTTTTCCACGATGGATACCTTTTACCCATAGACTATAAGGAACACTCCCTGCACATACACATAACTCCGCGCAGTGGAGGTTCTATGATCACTGAGTTGCCACGTAGGACCCATCATGTCCCATTGGGTGCTGAAAAGTTTTCAAAAGTCGTGGGCAACATTGGCGAAGGCCTCGCGCTTGGAGGTGAAATCACCGGACTTGCACCGATGGCTATGGCTGGTGAAGTTGTTGCAGCCCTTGGTGGTCTTGCCCACCAACTGGGTTATTCCAAACCACAGGAACCTTTACTTACGGAGCCTTCTTTTTGTAATGCAGCTGGACCGCAGAAGATTGGCGTGATTGCTACGAGCAGGGATCAAGAAACGACCCCCTTTCCCCTTGGCACTATGGACGAGATGTCATTCATATCAGTTGCCAACAGGTGGTCACTTATCAGGAACATGAAGGTGACTCACAGTATGGTGAAAGGCACCGAGTTAGGCATAATCAACGTCACTCCGGCGATCCTTTGTAATGTTGGCACCAATACAACTGTGCCAGCAGCATGTGCTCTACCAGCCATGTTTCACCAATACTGGCGAGGCACTATGGAATACAAGTTCGTGGTCAACTCACCAGCCAACGTGAGATGTGCTTTGATGTACAAATACGACCCAATAGGGCTTGCTGATCCTAACAGTGTTAGGGAGCTCGCTGAAGATGTTGTGGAGCACATCGTCCATGAGCATGGTAAGCAACCGGACATGCAGATAGATATTGGCTACTCAGCACCAACGCCAGCGTTGAATTGTCTGCCTGGACAAGGTTATACTCCTACTGATTACCAGCGGGAACAGTTTTCTGGGAATGCACAATTGGCAACGCCCAGGAAATTGGACTTCAACCACTGGTCAACAGGTTACGAGATAACAGCACACAATGGCCAACTTAGCATCACATTGCACGAAGTCCTGTCTTCTGGAGCGAATCAAGCCATGGTAGTTGAAGTGCTGGTGTTTGCCAGAGCATCGACTGACATGAGTTATGGGGCCTACAATGGCCTTGTGCCCGGCATGGACCTTGTGTATGTGCCATCAGAATATACTGTGCAAACTGTTCCTGATGAAACTTGTCAGGTTGTCTCGTCTCCTTCTCAGTTGATTTCTTGTAACATGGCAGTTGGCGCACCTATTTTCGCAGCGCCTCCGAAGGAACCAACTCCCCTTACTACCATGTCACCGTCACCAAAATCACCGGCACCCACCGTTTTAACTGGCGCCCCGTCAACGAAAACACCAACTGTGGTGCCAAGCAGTATACCCACAACAGGAGCGCCCACACCTGCGCCTACTGTTTGGCCAACGGCACCGCCAAGCAAGTTGCCTACGGCTCCACCAACTCTTATGCCAACTAGCAAGCCCACTACGGTGTCTCCCACGCCATTGCCAACAAGCTTACGACCAACTACGGTTTCACCCACACCGAATCCAACGCAATATCCTACGGCTTCAATTTTTGACGGGAGTGGAAGGTTTCGGATGTGGAATGTTGGCGCTCCATTCACCGTCACGAACGTAGAGGGGGCTTCTGTAGTGCCTTACTTCCATACTCAGACCAACGTATCTCAAGGGGAACTATCTTTGCAAATATCTAATAACATGTCCTTTAGGGTTCTTGGGTTTCGTGACGGTCCTGTGAGCAAGTTGCCCATCCAATACCCCAGTGTTGGGATATCTTGTCGTGTCGTGAGTGGGTCGTTTACTATTGACGGCATTCAGGTGCCGACCTCGACAACTACCATAAATCTTCCCCAACCATGGGACATCACTATACACAATGTTGTTGGCAGTGGGGATATGAGGATTTATTCTGGTGTAGTGCAACTTCCACTTGGTGTGGATTACATTGCTCAGCCACTTCATGGCGCCAATAGGAATGTGCAACATTACCATGTTGACGGTGACCCGAAGTTTTATGTCACTAAGGCCCTGGTGCTCACAGTGCTACCTGGAGATTTATTGAATCTCCGACCAGTATTTGAGCAGTATGGCTACACCCATGTGCACTACACAGTCTCTTACGTTGGCACTATTGAGATCGAAAGTTATAATACTAGTCTCCGGGTGAACAGTCACACCTCTGAATACCCCGACAAGCCCTCTAGGCGCACCTTTCTCCACCGGGTGGACCAATTCCCACCTAGAGTCCGCACACTAACGGAACAATCCGGCATTTATATGGTAATTACTTTTTCACCCACGAAATCCGGGGATGGAGAAGTGATCCCTGCCCTAACTGAGTCTGATTTTGTTGGAGGAGGTGGGACATTCGTGTCCCTCCCTTTGCATTCTGTTCGCCGTATGAGGGCCAATGCTGCCACCGAGGGTGTCTCTGAAGAGATGACCCATCACCGTCTTGGAGGTCCTGCCAATGATGGGGTGTACTTCACCAAGGTAGTGACCGGTGAAACTATTTCATCTTTCAGGGCATTGTTGAAGATTCCCACAAAACTCAGGTCTTATCTCGTTGCGGAGCCTGGAACGGGTGAGCCTTTTTCTGTAACATTCATTTCTCCCATTTATAATGACGGTGCAGCTTACAACACCAGAACGCTGTTACACGTCATGATGCAGACTTACGGTGGAGTAGTAGGTGGAATGAATTCTACATACCATATTCTTGGTGAAGGAGCGATAGAGGTCTCCAGATATGCAGCAATTACCTCTAAGTTGGAGCACGGCTTCAACACCGGTGGAACTAGTGGAATGGTTATAGCCCACTCAAAAACACAACCAATTACAACGGTCAAGTTTCCTGTCATGAAAAACAGGGAGTACCTCTACGCCAGAGGCAATGACCACGGACAAACTTATCTAAAGAGCCTTACGGTTCACGGTTGGTCCGGTTCGGTGAGAGTGCGGGAGTACGTCAGTACTTCTGAAGACTTCTCACTTATCAACTTTCGGGGAGCACCGCTTTTTAGGTACTCCGAAGACTTATAGCTTGTGCAGCAAGCTTCATGGCGAAACCTCCCACATTAAACGTAGTTGACGTTTGGCAGGTTTCCTGCCGTTTTTTACAACTGCAAAATTAGTAGTGGATCAGGTTGAAAATATACCTGCATTTC